CACGCAAGCCGGTGCAGGCATCTGCGCCTGTCTCAATCACGGTGGCTGACGCCAAGCGGGCGCTGTTCCAGGCGGCACAGCTTATGGCTGAGGCTATTAGGGCTGCTGAGTGGGTTGGTAAGGAAGTGAAGGCCATCAGTGTAGAGCATCTTCAGGCTATCGCTACGTCACTGTTCATCTCTGCCGACCGAGCAGGGTATGCTAAGGCGTTCCCATCTGCGCAGGTTAAGCAGGCTAAAGAAGAGCCAACCGTTGAACTAGAGGAGGACGATCTCAAATGGTAAAAGCTAAAGACATTGCTGCAATGGCAAATGTATCGCTTCAGACAGTGCTGAAGTGGGCGCGTGAAGGTAAGATTCCTCACCACCGTATCAGCTCACGCTGCCTGCGGTTTAGCATTGAGGAAGTCAACCATTGGCTAAAGCTTAAGCGCGATGCCCAAAATAAACAGCAGAGCCAAGGGGTGTAGAGGCGAGCGCATGTGGCGCGACGAACTCCGGGCTGCTGGTTTCACCGCAAGGCGGGGCCAGCAGTTCGCCGGAGGGACGGACTCGCCAGATGTGATCTGCGAGGAGCTTAAGAACCTTCACCAAGAAGTAAAGTTTGTTGAGAACCTTAACCTCATCAAGGCTACTGAGCAGGCAGAACGCGACGGCGCTGGCAAGCCGTGGATCGTTGCTCACAAGAAAAACCGCACACCCTGGCTAGTCACGATGAACGCTGAGTTGTTCTTTAGGCTGCTCAGGGATGGCATGGATACTTTTGCAACACTCTCGGACGCGAGATCGGGAACGCCGCCAAGAGTCAATGGGCGTGACACTGGGAGAGACTAGGTAACTTCTGCACACAGCAGGGGTGCGACTGTACAACGCACACATTTACTAAATGAAAATCTGTCGAATCTGTAAGGAGGAGAAACCGCTGGCGGCATTTGTGAAGTATGCAAGGATGCCAGATGGACTAGAAACTCGCTGTAGGGAATGCAATCGTGCAAGGATCAGAAAAATCCGTGATAATAATCCAGGTTATAACAAAGAACACACCAAGAAGTTTAGGCTGCAAAATCCTGAAAAGCTAAAGGCGCACAGAGCCATTGAATGGGCCATACGATCTGGAGCTATAGTCAGAATGCCGTGTGTTGTCTGTGGTGATTCTAAGTCCGAGAGTCATCATGAAGACTACAGCAGACAGTTGGATGTCATTTGGTTTTGCCGGAGACATCATGCGGAACATCACGAAAAACTAAGAGCAAACAAAATATGAACATCAGCATCAATATAACATACAAATCCGGGACAAAAGTCGAGCTGGTCGTCCCTCTTGAGGAGCCATGCCAGATCGTTAGCGAGCCAGAGTCACCTGTGCCAGTACAGCCTGCACAGGACTTGGCAGACGCAATCGCAGGCATACCTGTGCTTACAGACGAGGAGCGTGAACTACTCAAGCCATCTGGCAGGCGATACTCTTCTGTCAGCGAGATGGTCGACGAGCTTAAGCAAGACCCTGAGTCAGGCAAGACGATGAGCCTGTACGACATCACCTACGTCACCCAGGACGGTAAGCAGTGGAAAGTGCCACCGGGTTTGATGAAGGACTTGATTATCATTTACGGCGAGAAGACCGTCGAGCAGGAGCTTTGGAAGGCCCACGCTTGGCTCGAAGCTGACCCTGCACGCCGCAAGACACAGCGCGGCATGGGACGCTACCTTAACGGCTGGCTCAGTCGTGCATCGTCGATGGTACGTACACCAATCAAAACCTTACTTAAGCGTGACAGCTTAATGGCTACTAATGGAACAACACAAGAAAGCTGGTAGACGTAGGCCGGTCGAGCTGCCGGCAGACACGGTAGTACCAACCGCGAGCGAGGCTGAGCGTGGGATTGCGTCGATTGCGCTCAATCATCCTGAGGTCTTTTTGCACCACATTAGCGAGAAGAACTTTAAGATTGGTGACATCTTCGATGCCCTAAGTCACCGGGTATGCGAGATTGTTCTTCAACAGCAGAGCCGCAATGCTTCGTCAGAAATAAGAGTAGTTTTTGAGAAGGTGCGCGAGACTTTACCTAGCACAGAATTTCACCAGTTGAGCGATCTTTACACGCTCATGCCGATTGCGTCAGCCATTGGTGACCTGATCGAGATCGTCAAATCTACCGCCAAGCGACGCACTTTGCAGCATGTGGCTTACGAAACGTTGCTATCAATTGCTGACTCGACGTTGCAGACGCCGGAGTTGCTAAGCGACGTCGTGATGAAAGTTGAGGCACTTTCTCGTGAACTTGCTCCGCCAAAAGTGATGGACACTAAGGCACTCTTACTCAACGCACTTAACCGCTACGAGACGGGAGATGACGAGTCGATGCGGATCAAGACTGGCTATTCTGCTATCGACAACATCTGCCCGATACGCTTTGGTGACTTTGTTGTCATCGGTGGTGAAACCAAGTCCGGCAAAACCATGCTGGCACTCAACATAATTGCAAACCTAATAAATGAATAAGCTTATAAACCTTACACCTCACGACATAGTCATCACTGGCTATGGCATCGTGGAACCTAGCGGCTCTTCCGTGAAAGTGCATAGTCACCTGTCCAAGGTGGACGACATCGACGGTGTACCCATCATGTGCTGCAAAGACGCAAAGGTGAGTAACCTTCCCGATCCAATTGCAGGGGTGCTGTACATCGTTCCAGGCTATGTGCGCACTGCACTGCCGCATCGGACGGACTTAGCGTCACCAACTAAACTTATACGCGACGGAGCTGGTAGGATCGTTGGCTGCGGTGCGCTTGAAATTAATCCCTAAACATGAAAACAGAACTATTACAAAACCTAGAAATGACAACGTACCGTGCCATGCACGGATTATCAAAACATAGCCTCGATGCTTTTGCAGTCTGCCCGAGCTACTACAAATGGAAAGAGCGTCAAGAGTGGAAGCCCAGCCGCGAGATGGAGCTTGGCACACTCGTCCACAGCTTGGCGCTGGAGGGCCGCTGTGAGTATGCCATTGCTCCAGCGTGCGATCGCCGCACCAAGGAAGGCAAGCTGACGTGGGAGAACTTCTGCCAAGAGAACATTGGCAAGGTCATCCTAAACGAGGACGAAGGTGCGCGTGTAGAAGGAGCCTGCGCGGCAGTGGAGCCGTTGCTCCAGATGGTGACAGCCAACAAGATCATCGAAGCGTCTATGTTTTGGGAGCGTGACGGTGTGCAGTGTAAGGGTCGCCCTGACATGATCACGGAGATCAAAGGTCGTCCAGCAATCGTGGATCTTAAGACGACGAGCGACTGGTCTAAGTTTGACCACAAGTTCTTTGGCTTTGGCTACGATAAGCAAGCTGCTTGGTACACCTACGGGCTGGAGCAGATCACCGGCCAAGAGGACATCGACTTCTACTTTCTGGTGGTGGACATGCAGGCACCGCACTTGAGCCAGTGGGTGAAGGCATCTACGGAGCTTATCAACATTGCCAACGATCAACTCGATGTGACGCTGGCGCAGTATAAGTTGTGCCTTGACCAGGATGTGTGGCCCGGTCCACCAACGATGCGCGTGATGCTGCCACGTAGATGGGAGGAAGCATGAGCGACGACGAGATTAATGTGGCCGTGGCTGACGCAATGGGCTGGCGCAAGGAAGACGGCGTCTATGTGTGGACGGCCAACGGGATTGACTGCACCTGCGACGAGTTGTGGGGCTGGGCAAATGACCTTAACGCCATGCATCTGGCGGAGAAAATGCTCTCTGTTGATCAAATTGCGATGTACTTTTGGCGGTTGTGCGATGCTAGCAAAAAAGACAATCCATTCATGGCAATAGCTCGCGAACGCGCAGAGGCATTTCTGCGGACGCTAGGCAAATGGGAGGAGGCGCAACCATGAGCGACTGGGTACTCATCCGCCGCACTAACGTGTTGCAAAACGTGGAGCTGCCGCGTCCCAAGAAGACGCAGGACATCATTGCGACTGGCGAAAAGGCTGCGCTGGGCTCTAAGATGGAGGCGCTTATGCTGTTGCCAGAGAATCAATCGACGGATCTGATCGAAGTGAAGTATGCGCTGGAGCCGTACACCGGGCAGCACTCACACACTTCGGCAAGGCCTGGGAATGGAACACGATGAACAAAGGAATCCTCGTCATCTCGCTTGAGATGCCAGCGAACCAGATCATCGACCGGCTCGTCGCTAGGCTAGGCAGCGTTAGCCTGCGTACTCTCGCTGAGGGAGCAAAGAATGAGCGTGACATTAGAGGTGTCCACAGTGCCATCCAGAAGCTCAATAGCAGCCGCTTGGTAATACGAGACGACCTGTACGACATCGCGAACATTTGCGCCACGGCACGAGCTATGGCGAAGTCGCCGGATGGGCTAGGCGTGCTGTTCGTAGACTATATCCAGCTTGTACGCTGCGACCTTGGCAAGGACTCTAGTCGTGAGCGCGAGGTGGCTGAGGTTAGCCGGAGTCTGCGGCTACTTGGCATCGAATTAGGTTGCTTAGTCATCTCGATTACGCAACTAAATGAGCAGGGCAAAGCTCGCGAAAGCCGCGCAATCGGGCAAGACGCTACAGCCGTAATGGTTGTGAAGCTATCCGACGACGTGGAGTTTCGCGAGATTGGCATACCTATCCAACGCAACGGCCCGTGTGGCGTGAGCACAAACTTACGCTTTACAGGTAAAACAGCAACATTCCACAATGAATAAACACTACCAAAGTTACATGAAGATCGACCCTGACAACACGAACAAAGCACTGCCCTATCTCTGGGCATTTGCGACACTTGCAGTCCTTGATGGATTAGCTATCGCCTACTTTGCGCAGGAGCTATGGGAAGCCATTCTCTTGTTCATCCTATTCTGGGCTAGCGCATTGTTCGCCGTATCAGCCATGCAAGAATACAACGGAGGTCGCAAATGGTAAGCACAGGATACCCAGGTGACAGCGACCCAAGAGACGAGCATCCAGTTTGCTGCGAGTGCCGGGAAGATTTAAGTCAAGACTTTTGGGGAGACTGGTTCTGCCCAGAGTGCGATGCAAAGAAGAGTCAAAAAAATGAAGAATCCGCCTAAAATTCAGGTTGCTATTGTGGTGCTCAGTCTCATAGCGTTGGCACTGGGCTACATCTTAGACAAAGAATGAACGCCTTAATCGACAATCTCATGGAGCGTATCCATGTGTTAACGCAACAAAATAAAGAACTAAAAAATGAAAATCAGAAGCAAAAAGAGACAATCGAACGGATGGGTAGCGCGACTGCGCAAAGTGGATCCACGGGAATGGCAAAGCCGGATCATGGAGTTGCCGGTCAAGATACAGGTATTTGTGGCGCAGGTTGTATGGTGGGACTACTTCGCCGACAAGATGGTGCCGGACCGCTGGCCGGAGATGGACATGTGGCTCCGCGCACATCCTAGCACTTTTCGCAAGGAAATGTGGCCCTCAAACGAGGAGATGGTCGATGCGCTGATCAGCATCGGATACGAGGACAAGACGGCCCTACGTCGGATGGGCGTTAACCAGAACACAAAATGGCACAAATACAATTAAGGCAATACATGGACGCACACAATCGTCAGGCCTCACTGATCGGCAACCTAAAGGCTGAGCTTATCATGTACAAGCACCTTGCAATGCAGGCGTCGTCTGCTATCGAGCAGCTCAAGCACTGCCTGCTCAAGCACTACGACGCTCACTCAGCATTCCCCAATGATCGGGCTGCACTGCTCGATGCTGATCTTGTGTTGGCTGAGGCGTATAAGCTGACGCAGAGGGAGGGCAAATGAGCGACAGCCCGCCAACGCGCAGAGGCATTTCTGCGGACGCTAGGCAAGTGGGAGGAGGCGCAGAAGTGAGTAAGGCTATACTTGTAGCCGTCCTTATTGTGATGGGTTACTTTGGAGTTAAATGGAAAGTCGCGTGGATACGGTCAATCACATGTCAATGCCAGTGCCAGAAGGAGGTGCAGAAGTGAAAACTGTTCCATTAACCAGAAGTTGTTTTGTATCGCTGCCAGACGCAATGGATCAAGAGATTGTGGTTGAAGGCAAGATTTGGAGGTTTGATTTTAGCGAACACTTAGGCCCAATTTGGATGAACAAAGACGGCACAGATAAAAAGTGTCAGTGCCCAACTAATCCAGCAGTTTGGGTCGAGTTTGAGAAATGGAGAAAGGAATGGGAGGAGGTGCAGAAGTGAGCGCGTTTCAAAACCGGCGCAAGCTCTGGGTGTACCGCATGGAAAAACTCAGCGGGTGTGCGCCACTTGATTTCAAGCTAGCCAGGTACATCGAGAAGCTCAATATCCGCAGCCTAGAGCAACTTCGTCAGGCTTTAGAGAATGACGAGCAGGTGATCTGGGTAGGGTTCAAAGCGATGAACAAGCTGCGTGAGCTAGCCGGTCTGCCACAGGTACAGCGGGAATACTCGTGGAAAGATGAGGCTAAGCGGCTGTATACGCTTCTCGATGCGGCAGGAATAGAGTACGTTAAACAAAAATGACACCAGAACATGCCATAGCCACAGAGATGCTGCTCCTTCAGGCTGAGGAGGAGATTTCAAAATTGAAAAATGAAATTCAAATTTTAAAAAAGGAACGTGAACAGGAAGCTGACATTTACCTCAAGATCGCTCTTAAGGCTGACAAGTATTACATGCAACTCCAAGCCATCCGTGAGGCTGCCTTTGGCGAGATCCACGGCATCACAGCGGAAGACTTGTCATTCATGAGCGAACGAGAATGAGCGACAACCCAAAACGCAAGAAGCGCAACGCCGTGTACCGCTCCCCAGAGAGCAGGGCACGGCAGCTTGCTGGCCTGAGTGGGGTGAAGATCGAGAAGCATGTGCCAGGTGTAGTAATGGAGAAGGTCAATGGTCAGGGTGCGCTCGCCGGTATCCCGCCGGAGATACAGAAGAAAGTGTTAGATCTGTTCATCACGGGACAACACTCGAGGGCCATTGCGATGCAGTTGGGGATCTCGGAGCGGAGCGTAGATGAGATTAAGGTGAGTGCGCTCGACATGGACTCGCAGTTCAGGAATGCGTACTTCAATACGAACTTGAAGGCGAAGCTGCAAAGTGTCATAGACGGGGCTGCACAACGGGTGATGGAGCTAATGCCAGAGATGAGCGCGAAGGACGCTGTGCTGGCGTTAGGCATCACGTTGGACAAGTATGCTAATCTTGAAAAGAACAAGACCCCGGATGCGCTGCACCAGCACGTCCACTTGCACACGAACCAGGACATCTCTGCCGCTTTCATGGCGGCCCTTAAGCCGCCGAAAGCTATTGATCATGTTGGAACGATTGAAAACGAGTGACGCGATGGCTTGCAAATCCGCAGTCAGCCTCCCAAATTTCAAGGTGAAATCCGAAATTCAAATTTCAAATTCAAATTTCAAAATCGAAAATCAAAATTCAAATTTGGTTTTACCGAACGGGATTGATTTGGCAAATGAGGTTCTGGACCTGCGCGATCTGACCGAACGGTATTGGCGCATAATACAGGCACAGCACGTCAAGATAGCACGCTTGGAGAGCGAACTAGCATGTGTGATGACTGCGAAGCCTTAGAAGAAGAGGCGGAGTTTTATGCGAGTGAAGCCGCGAAGTGGCGGCAGATGTATGTGTTAGCGCATAGGCGCGAAGGTAGGTTAGCGCGTCAGCTTGCGACGCTACTCGAGAGCCTGCGTAGGGTTGCGAGAGAGGTGCGCGGAGTGGGAAGGAATTAGGCTAGTGTCACTTGATACGTCCATCCACGACCGTTTTCGTGGTCGATGTCGCCCACCTGCTCGATGTCTTGCACTGCCGGAAGCGACTCGATTGCGTGCAACAGGTCGCTTAAGTCGCGGAAACGCTCATCCTCAGCCCTCTGGCTGTTTGTGCGCCAAGCGAGGATGTCCACAAGCATGACGGGACCGTCTTCCTCTGTGGCCTCGTGATTCATGTAAGCGGAGTGGTCGCAGAGTGCAGCGCCGCGAGGGAGTGCATTGATGGCTTTGATGATGTTTTCTGTTTTCATATTTGGTTTTGGTTTTGGTTATAGGTTTAAGCGTGTTGATTATTCCACTGTGCAAGTTCAACGGTTCTGCGACGATGCTCGTGAGCTTGTTCCGCCCACAGCGCAATCTCTCGCGCCTCGTGGTTATACTGCGCTGTTCGCATGTCTGTAGTCATGTAGGTGTTGTCGAGACGGTCTTGCATACGTTCCGCCCAGATTTCAATCTGGTCTTCTGTCATGGCTGGCATAAGTGGTTCTGGCATCGCAGCGCGCAACTTGTCGCGCATCTCAAACCATTTTTTTGTGGCAATATCTGGCTTTGTCATATTTGTGATCATGTTGTTAGTAGTTAAGTGTTAAGAGTTAGAATAGTCCGCGAACCGCCTCAGCGTCAGCAAAGCTAAAAAGCAGAATCACTTGCACGCCATTACAAGCGCGAGCGATTGGATGAAGGTTAGCCTCTGCAAACCAACGGAGCGCGCCCGCTTCAGAGTCGCGTTCTTCATAATTATATGATATCCAAACGCGCTTTTCCCAAAGCGGGAGCGTGAGCTTGATGCGCGCGCCTTTGGTGTTAGTTGGGCCAACGTATTTGACGAGGACTGCTATCGTGTTTTCTGGTGTATTCATTTTTTGTAGTGTGTTTAACGGAGCGTCTTTGCTCCCTACTAGCCACCCCGTAGGATAGCCAGTGTGGGAGCCTAGGGCGGCTAATCTTCGATTACAAAGGTTGCGATTCCGCTAGAATAAACCCTGTGAAAATACCTTCGATCTGAAGTGATGCCACTGAAAACAATCCCATCACACGTTGCACTGACGGCCCTGAGGGTTACTCCATAAAGTCCCCAAATCTCAAATGGCGTGTTGATCAAACTGTTCAACTGTTGGATTGATGTGTTTTTTTTCATAAGTAGTTGTTTTGTAGTGTGTTAGGTTGGTTGAGCGTTACTTGCGGTTAGCTTTGCGCCAGTCACAATAGATTGACGCCCAGAGTGATGCTGTGACGAGCACGCAGCCCGCAGAGGCGAGCATGAGTGCAAGGCGTACATATGCAATGTGTTCGAGGGTGTTCATATCGGATAGGTTCATAAGTTTGGCAGTGTTAGGCGTTTACGCAGTCGTCTTCCATGCCGCAGTTAAGCAGCGCGTTCATATTCTGTTCAAAGCCACGAGCTTCGAACTGCGACTCGGTATCGATGCCGCTGGGGTCCATGTAGTCGCCCCACAGCTCGAAGTGTGACGCTATATCATTGAGATGGTAGGATTTACAGGTTGGGCACAGAGATATGTGACGGTAGGTGATCATGATTTAGTAGTGTGGTTGAGGTTGGACTGACGTGGGCAAACATAGCTTTGCGTGATACGATGGCAACAAAAAAGAGACGATAGGCAAAGATTAGTGCGTGTCCTGGCGAGTGAGTGCGGCTCGGTGAGTGCACGATAGGCGAGCCGGTCGGAGCGTGATGCAGAGTGCGTGCGTGCGGTGCGGAGTCGGTGCGTGCGAAGCGAGGGCGACGGAAATAGTTCGTACACGAAGTAAATGCGTTACGGCCCTCACGGCACAAGCAACGACCGCGCGCGCACCCGGCCACCCCTCGCAGCCCCGCCGTGCGTCCCATCGGCACGTCAAATGCGAGCCCGCCGACCTACGATCCGGCCATCCCGACACCAGCAGTTTGACCGACCCTTGCAAGCGGCTACGGCTGAGCAATTTGGCCATAACAGTTTACAACACATATCATATAGAGTGCGGTTTTACTCTGTTGAAATGCATTTTGACGCTGCGAAACCGGCGACAGGGGGGGGCGGGGGTCGAGCCTGGTATTTTGGCGGAGACTTTGACGCA